GAAAACATGGGGGTCAGAAATTGTATCTTACGCTCCCCCACACACACCGACGGCGACGAGAAAGTTTGCAAGAGCCCCGTTGGAAGTAATTGATAATAGACACTAAAGCTGTTAATACTTAAGGGGTAAATGGTTGAAGCCGCCACGTCTACCTGTGTGACTATACTTTGATTCGCTATTGACAATTGATGCCGCCACCCCTAGGCTGTAACTAGTACGACACCAAGAAAGGCTACATATCTTGGAAATCTTGGAAAACATGACGCTCCCAGAGACGCTCTACCACGCTACGTTCCCCGACGCAGTAGACGCCATACTCGTTTCAGGACTACAACACAATACTGATGGCGTTGTCAATCTGGTGAATGAGCCGCAGTTTGCAGCAGGTTTCGTCGCGATACGAGGATTCTCACGTATAGGAGAAATCACAATAATCAATGTGAACGGTGTTCAGACGCCAAACATCGACAAAAAGTACTTCGACACAGCACAGGTGCTGGCTATCAACGTGCGTCGCTTAGATATAGATAAGTTGTCCGTCAACGAGACCGAAACACAAGCAGCAAAGGCCGGCGCACTTCCGGAAGGGCTTGTGTCGTACACCTACTCAGGCACAATACCTCGCGAAGCAATACACATCGCAGACATATTCATCAAGAACGATAGCCGCATCCCTCCGCACTTCGAACCGTAGAAGCCCACGGGCAACACGGGTTACATCCATTCGCAGGCGAAACCCTTCTTAGATAACCCGTCGCTTAGCGAGGCGTAGTAGGTGTCCTCGTCTTCAGGTGGTTCCTCGTAGGCCACCTCATCCAGCACCCTAGCGAATAGGTTTGGATACATAGCATTCTGTCCCCTGACTAGCGTCTTGCCAGGAAAGTACAGCTCATCTTCCCATTCAATCTTTCTACCCCATAGCTGCTTATAAGGCTTAGCTATGAAGGTGACCTCGTCATTTTCTACGTGAGTTATAGCCAGACATTCGCTTACGGGTGAGTCTTTCTCAACATAAACCTCACCCAGTTCCCTACCTGACGTTGCCTCAGGATTAGTGCTTACCCAGCCCTCTGACACCATCGTAAAGGCGTCTACGCCCCATCCCTTTTTGACAATGCACAGAGCCTCGCTGACACGCTTGAACCGCTCTGTGTGGTCTCTTGTCTCAGGAGTCTGAGCCAATGACAGCACAAGTTCCAGCCTGTCTTCCTTCCAGCAAAAGACCGACATAGGTAGGTCTTCGCCAATACCATATTGCTTGACACACTGCTCTTTAGCGTTTACAGCACTCAGTAGCGATACAGCCAACTTGTCAAGACGATGAGGATATCGAGCCTGTCCCATTTTGTCATACTAGCCTAGTTACGCCACGGGTGTGATTTGACGACTAAAGTATCCGTTATGGCAACACCAAAGAAGAAAACAGACAAAAAGGCTCCCGCTAAGAAGGCTGCTGCAAAGAAAGCGCCAGCCAAGAAGGTGCCTGCTAAGAAAGCACCTGCTAAGAAAGCACCTGCTAAGAAGAGCGCACCAAACGGCCCTGTGCCAAACAAGAAGGCAGCGCCGAAGAAGGTCGCCAAGGTTTCCCAGACAAGCACCACCACAAGCACAGTAGATGCAGATGTAGTTTGGAACGTGTTCCAGAACGAGTCAGCAGACGTCAGCGCAACAGTTAATGGCAAGGTCATTTATGCAAACGATGTCAAGCCAGAAAGCGTCAAGAAGAAATTCCTCGCCTGGTTCAAGCGTTAAAGGCTCACGGGTGACCCCGTGTAAAATTATTTAATGAGCGACGTATTCCGCAACCAAGACACTGTCTTCGGTATCCCTATCCTTAGAGCAGGACGTGACGCTTGTCCTGTGTGTCAACATCCAACAGGAGACTGCACACAACACGAAGACAACGAAACAGTCGGTATTAATCACATCGCATTTACTGACAGCACTCTTGAAACATTAAAAGACACACAAACAGTCTTAGTTGAAGAAGACATATACGAAGACAGACAAATAACTCCATTCACTAAAGCTCGCGTAATAGCGCACCACAAAGGGAGTTATGTCACAGTTGAAAAAGCAAAAGAATTAGGAATCATCTAGACTAACTTGCTTACGGGTGCTGTTGTAGAATAGAGTCTCTCCAACAAGGGACCTACAACAGAAAGCAAGGCTATGTCAGCATTTACACCAGAATTCCTATCTTCATATTCACAGAAACAAACTCCTTGGGGGTTTGGTGGTTTAGGTGAAGTGGTGTATTTGAGAACGTACAGCCGTCCTGTCGAAGGTCTTGGCCGCAACGAGACTTGGACAGAAAGTATCGTACGGGCTATTGATGGTGCCATTGAAATCGGTGCACCACTCACACAAGAACAAGCAGAGAAACTGTTCGACCACATGTTTTATCTACGTTGCTCTCTATCAGGTCGCGCGCTATGGCAGCTTGGCACACCACTGGTGCAGAAATTCTCTGGAACATCACTCAACAACTGCTACTTCACAAACATCGAGAAGATTGAAGACTTCGAACTACTGTTTGATTACCTCATGCTTGGTGGCGGCGTTGGCTTCTCTGTAGAGCGCAGCAAGATACATGAACTTCCAAAGGTCAAAACAGGAGTATCAATTACTCATGAACGCACCAATGACGCAGACATCATTGTTCCTGACAGCCGTACTGGCTGGCGTCGTCTTTTGCACAGCGTCCTAAAGTCATATTTCGACACGGGTAAGTCTTTCTCATACTCCACAATTCTGGTTCGCGAATTTGGAGCACCACTAAAGACGTTTGGTGGAACAGCAAGCGGACCTGGCGCGCTCATTGATGGTATTGAAGATATTTGTAAGGTGATGAAGAACCGCGAAGGCAAGAAGTTACGCAGCATCGACGTTCTTGATATCTGTAACATCATCGGAAAAATCGTAGTATCTGGCTCTTCACGCCGTTCTGCACAGATTGCTATTGGTGACCCAGACGATGTTCTTTTTCTTCGTGCAAAGAATTGGTCTACGGGTAACGTTCCGGCATACCGCGCCAACTCTAACAACAGCATTTACGCAGACCACTTCGATGAGATTCTTCCAGAACTGTGGAAGGGATACGATGGTTCAGGTGAACCATACGGTCTTGTCAACCGCCGTCTTGCACGTTCATACGGGCGTCTTGGTGAGCGCAAGGTAGACAACACAATTGAAGGCTTTAACCCATGCGCAGAGATTGGTCTTGGAGACGGGGAATCGTGCAACCTTTCGACGTTATTCCTTCCAAACATCGAGTCGTTCGAACAACTGTGTGAAATATCTGAACTGCTCTACATCGTGCAGAAAAGCATTACTCGCCTCAACTACCCATATGACAAGACAACAGATATCGTGCGTAAGAACGCTCGTCTCGGTCAAAGCATCACGGGTGTATTGCAGTGCTCAGAAGAAAAGGTTTCATGGTTGTCTCCTGCATACGAAAAGCTTGAAGCGCTCGATAAGGAATACTCCAAGAAGAACGGACTGCCTACATCTGTTCGTCTAACAACAGTTCAACCCTCGGGCACACTTTCTCTTCTTCCAGGCGTAACACCAGGCATCCATCCTGCATACGCCAAGTACTACATTCGTCGTGTTCGCTTTGGTGCGGCCGACCCGCTGGTTGCTGCATGTCGTGCTCGCGGGCACAAAGTGCAGTGGGATATCGGGCTTGATGGTCGCGAAGACCACACTCGCTACGTCGTTGAATTCCCTTGTCAGTCACCAGAGGGTTCAGTGCTTGCTGCAGAGATGACAGCAATCGAACAACTGCAATGGGTAAAGCGCATGCAAACAGAATGGGCCGACAACGCTGTATCTGTAACTGTGTACTACCGCAAAGAAGAGCTTGCGGGTATCAAGGAGTGGCTCGAGAAGAACTATGACAGCAGTGTCAAGAGCGTGTCGTTCCTTCTGCACACAGACCACAACTTCCCGCTCCCCCCATATGAAGAGATTGACGAGCAAACATACAACAAGCTAGTGAACAAGCTGGACATGACAGTACCTCTCCAACTAACTACGGGTGGCTTGCTGGAACTGGACGACTGCTCTACTGGAGCGTGTCCGGTTCGATAACACGGTTACGGGCGTACATCTCCTGTGGGTAGTTTTCCCAGATTACCCCAGGAGAACGACGACATATTCCGCAACGCCCACTCATGTGTACGGCTTCACCGAAATGGCACGGCCAGTCTCGGCAACAACGCAAAATGAGAATGCTGTCGGCCTTAATGTCATCAATGGGCATTATTTTTGTTCTTACGCTTCTTAATCTTGTAACCATTTAGACGCAATGCCGTCTCGATGTGTTCAGGGATGCCGTTAGTAATTGGTATCCCTTTGTTATTAAGGGCCTTGCGTATGATGTCAGTTTTCTTGCTCATAAATGCATCCTGTCTCTGTCGCTCCGCCAATTGAGTTACAGACCGGAGCCTGTTAACCAAGATATTGGCTTATTTGTTCTACGAATTTGTCTTTAGGGTACGCGCCAACAACCTGTTTATCAACCCTGCCGTTAACAAATACCAAAACAGTAGGGATGCTCATAACGCTGTAACGCTGTGCAATCTCTGGATAATCGTCTACATTTAGCTTCCCAACAGAGATATGTTGCGTATGTTCACGGGCAACTTCCTCAATGATTGGAGTGAAGAAAGAGCACGGGCCACACCATGCAGCCCATATATCAACCACCACCGGCTTGTCCGATGACTTGATAAACGAATCAAAGTTCTTATCTGTTAGCTCATTCATTTTCGGTCCTTGCTACTTCTTTGTCGTATAGGTTGACTACTTCAGTAATAACTAAATCGTTCACTTCATCATAATGGAACGGGTCTAGCGCTGTGCCTCGAATTGCATCTGCAATTTCCGGATGCTCCAGGTAAAGGATATTAAAAAAGGACTGTCCTAAGCGCTCCATTTGGCGCTGAGAACGATACTCCGAAGCGGCAATAAGAAAGGATACATACTCCTCGCCTGTTGCAAATCGCGGTTTCATATGTTTATTTAACCACTAAGACGGGTGTTGCACAAGAGGCAAAAGGAAGCCCACGGGTATGATTTGCGACTTTCTAGAGGGTGTTGGCACTCTCCAGTCTTTGAGCAGGCATCATTAACTGCCAACCGAATAAACTCCGCCATAGACATGCCGGTCTTCTCGGCCGACTCCTGCCAACGCTTGTGGTCAGATTCTGTAACACGTACTAGAACTTGCTTCTGTGTTGGCTCCCCAGGCGATGTGCCCGTATTCTTCTTGCGGGTAGGAGAAATAGATTCTGCAACCTTGTCCATCGCTGCCTCGATATTGTCGTCACTCATTGGGTAACCTTTCGTCTACTACCTCGGCATCGACGATGTCATCGTCTACCTGGATGTTTTCTAATTGCTTTGTCTTGTTAAGTATCGAATCAACGTAATCTGCAGGCATAACACCTGACTTACCCATCAGTTCGAGAAGCTTACGCGCTTCTGACTCAGGACTAAACTCTTCTGCTGCTGACCTAGGAAGAGCGCCAGCCAACACAGCACGGGCTGGAATTCTCTCTCCAATGTCTACATTCACGTTCACGCTCTGCTGGTCCATGCCCAGAAGCTTTGCTCGTCTATCCATAATCGACAAAACGGACGTAATAGCCTTTAAGTCTGGTTCTATCTGGACTTCTGTTCCATCATCTTGCGTTACTTTGCGATGCTGCGTCATAGGCCATATCGCCTGCTGAAGAGCATCCAAACGCTCAAGCTCCATGCGAAGGACTTCCGGGTAAGCCAACAGGGCTTCCTGGTTTAGTTTCTCCAACTGTCTAGAAATAGCGCTTGTAACAGCCTTAGTGGTAATACTGAACCTGCGGGCTATTTCTCCATGAGGCACGCCAGCTTGGCGCATCTTGAAGATTCTCAAGTCGCGCTCGGCTAAGAACTCACGTGTCAAGCTGTTGGATTTTTCGGTCATTTGCTACCCTAAGAGTGTTTACTAAATTCTAGTACCACAAAGGGCCAATCTGTGCCACGAGCCATCTGCTTTGGCCAATCGCGCTGGTCACGGGCTCCACGGAAGTGCCCAACGTTGTAGACGTATCCGCCAGGGTTGGTTGGGTCTGGTGTTAGAGCAAGACCAAACTCAGGCCAACGTGACCAGACAGACGAACCGAACGGGCGCAAGTCACGTGAACCCATAGACCCCAAGGGGGCGTGATGTTCAAGCCACAAGGCAACGCCATAGACGTCGCGAATCATGTCCAAATACTTTGCCACCTCAATTGCCAGTGCTTCACTAGTACGGGTGCCGCTGTCGACAAATGACTTGTACATCGGGCCCATGCAAATAAGCTGAGGCTTAATGGTTTCAATATAGGACTCCAAAAGAACACGGTCCTTAGTGCTCGTTAGGTCTAGCCCGTCTGGCTTCATGAGCATGTGTGCATCTACGTGCTTTGCCCCTGAATGCTTTATGGCCTGCAACATGATGCTGCGTGAGGTGCGGCGGATAATGCG